TGGATGGTGGGTGGGTGGGGCGGTGGCCCCTGTTAAACTAAATAACGTGCAGCCGTCCATCTAGCAGCGATGGCGTCTTCAAGCCATTCGATGCACCGATCCCATTGATCAGGGCGGTCAGTCAGGCTGATGTCGAAGCCGCCAGCATCAATCACGCTTTCCAGATAGATCGCCTTGTCAGTCTCACGGGCATATTGAGCTTTGACCGATTGGGTGGCGAGGGCTTGGATGGCTGCTTTAGTGATTTTCATTTTCTGTCTCCTGATTGGATGGTGGGTGGGTGGGGCCGAAGCCCCGTTGGATTAACAGAGAATAAAATCTCTTTCGGTGAATACTGACCCGTAAAAACGGTCATCTCCGTTTTGAAGCATTTTAAGGCAAGCCCATTCGGCATTGCCGTTATTGTCAAAACGCCAAACGCGCGTAGTGCCGAGAGGCGTCAGCTTTTGTTCAATCCAAACGCCATTGGCGATGGTTGCAAATTTGGCGACGATGCCAGCGGAAGGAGAAAAAGAAACGGTCATGGCGACCTCCGTGTTGTCGCTGAACTCCGCGACCAAGTGAGGCGAGATGCCTCTTTAGTAATTTTGATTTTTGATCTTACCTAATACATATAAGAAATATATCTGGGAATACAACACCCCCAGATACATTTAATTAATATTTTTATTGATCGTCCAGCAATTCATCGACACGGTTCATGTAGATCGCCAGAGCGTGACCCAAGTCTTTGAGCGATGCTTTCTCAGCGCACTCGCGGATAGTCACCCAAGGGTGTGGTCGGCCCTGTGGGTGGCTTGTCACCCTCTCAGTGACCACTGGGGCTGGCACTGGGTCCACTGGTAGGCCAAGGGCATTTGCAGCCTCTGTCCTGTTGTTGAGCCACGCCAGCAGGCTGGGCTTGTCAGTGGGAACGTCAGTCTGCTCCGCGCCAATTGTTTTGGCTTCGGCTTGCGTTCCGACCCACTGGCCTTTTGCGTTGGTATAAAGTTTCATTTTTTGATCCTTTCTAGAGTTGGATGAGGAGCCGAAGCCCCTCGTTGGATTATGAGTGAAATTTGCGAAGAACGTCCCAGTCTTCTGCCAGCGAATATAAGTTACCTCCATCGCCAGCCGAGCGTTGGTCATAAAGATAAACTAAATCAGCAGCGACCAGTGAGCCAAATGTGCCTTCAGCTTCTTTTTGGCCCCAGCCAGCTTCGACTAGGTCGGAAGCATCAACCCATGTGAATGGATCGTCTTCTAAATCAGCGAGGGTTGAACCGCCCATGTTGCCAAGGCAACTTTTGATCAAAGCAGTCATGGCATTCACTTGATTGGCAGTAAGGTTTTTGGTTTCGATGCTCATTGGGTCTCTCCATTTTTTGAGTTTTTGATCTTACCTAATACATATAGGCATTCTGATCGGAGATACAATAACAGAATACAAATTAAATATATTTAATTAATATGGGGGAAGCCAAAATGGGCGACTTTCCCCCGATGCAGCCTATGCTGCGATTTGATACAGCCAGCAATTCATGTGGCCTTTGCCCCCGTTCCTTGATCGGACGTGAGCTTTTTTAACAACCAAGCCAGCGTCAACAGCGTGGCGAATTGTTCCACAAACATTGTGAGAATTTTTCTTCAGCAGCCTTGCAATGTCTTGGCTCGTCATTGGCCCATGCTTTTCCAACACCCTCAAGATCGGCGTAAACGCGCCAGTGTCTGTGCGGCTCCGCTTTTCCCCCCTATCGCACGGCAGCGGTGGTCGCAGAGGCTTGCCGTTTGGGCCTTTCGTTCTCGCTTGCAGTCTTTCAAATTCTAGCCATTTATTCATCTGTTCTCTCCCTCAGATTTCATAATTGTTTTGTCTCAGTCCACTCACAAAGTTTTTAAGCTCCTGTCGCGCTAACCAGAGATCGTTCTGTGCATCTGGCACTGGGCTTGTGCGATAAGCCTCCCCCTCTAAACGATCCACTTGGCCTCTCAAATGTCGCAGTTCAGCCTCATGCGCTGGTGTTAGTTTTTTCATTTTTCTACAGCCTCTTCAATAAATTTACGATAATCCACCGTTGATTTTCCACGGCGAAAACTGTTTTGTGAAAAGCCTTTTTTCCTGCCTTTCGCCCAAACGGAAGCACTCTTTTTTTTATTCGATGGCTCAGTGGTGATCATTGGGAATAGTGTAGGTTGCAATTGCAGGAACCAGTGATTTATATCTCGTCTGCGCCGTATCCCACCTTGCGTGATGCGCTCACACTCAAACCCCATTGATCTCCAAAAACCATTCGCTTCTATGTCCGATCCGCAGCGCAATGAAATTGCATTGCTTGCCATGCCACTTGCCATCTTTATTAAAAAACGAACAAGCTCTGCACCATAAAGTTTTCCGCGCAAATCGTATTGAATACATGCTTGGTGTATTTTCAAAGTTTCTCCAAACGAGCCATGATAAATATATCCAGCAGGATCATTATTCACCCGTGCCAATAATATTCTGTGGTTATCGACTTCACGCTCAAAAACTTGTTTTGGATAAAATGCTAACTGTTCAGCGTTCTTTCTTTGGAGGCTGTCGATATACGTCAAATCAGACGCAATGGCAGGAGCAACTTCAATGGTCATTTTTTCAAAAACTCCAGCACTTGCTTCGACGCATCGCCTGCGCCCTTTCCAACAATCACAGTGTGGCCCACCGATCTTAAATATTCGATCACTTTTTTCTGGTCGGGAGACAGCCTGCCGCCCGTGGCCCTTTTCATCTCCACCCAAAGATTGCAGGAGGGGATGTACAAGTCTGGTATCCCCCGTGTGACCCCCTCGGCCTTCAGCCGTGTTGCCACAGATATGCTACGCTTCTCACCATTGGGGATCGCAAAAATCAAAGTGTGCGGATATTTGGCCCGAAACCAGTTCACAAAACCCACCTGTTCCGAATGCTCAGAGTGCTTAAAACGGTATGTCTTCGACACCCCAATCAGCGATTGGGCCTTCTTGCGTCTCATATTTTCTCTCCACTTTTGTATAGTCAAACTGCACAACTTCAAAATATTTCGGATTGTATGTGCTTGGTTTTATTTTGATGCGGCTGGGCCAGTTCCAAAAATGACACTCGTCCATCGCCTCATCTGTCGTATCAGCCCCAGACGCCAGAAGTGACCGCCGCGCCTGATATCTGCTGGCCGCATAGCCACCATGATTTGGACAAAGCCATTCGTTTACGCTTCGCATTCCGCAGTAGTACGTCACCTTTACCGAATCAGGTTTCCCTTCCTTGCGGTGGCGATGATAAAGGACGCTGTCTACGTCCACCCATTCGGCCTTCACTTGGCCCGACAGCATGGCCCCATCGTAGCTTTTAGAGCCGTGATTTAATGTGCGAGGTGGGAACTCATGGCCGCAAACGTGGCACTGCAACGCCGCCGCAGGACACATTGTTTGGCAAGCCTCGCACTGTTTGACGGGTGCCGCACCCTCTTCTGCCTTCGCAGATTTATCCTTGGGCTTTACCTTATCAATAAATCCATGCCGCTCAACATTGGCTCCAAAATCAAGCACCAGACAATCAGTCTTGCCTTCTGCAATCCTAGTGCCGCGCCCAATCATCTGGACATACAGCCCCGTAGATGCTGTCGCCCTGACCAGCGCAACAACATCGACGGCAGGATGATCAAATCCAGTCGTTAGCACGTTCACATTTATCAAGCATTTAATTTTACCGCTCTTAAAATCGGCAATGGTTTTCTCGCGCACTTTGTTGCTGTCGCCGCCAGTAATCACAGCGACCTCAATGTCGTGGTAATCAAACTCATTTGCCAACATATGCGCGTGATCGACGCCAGAGCTAAACACCAGCCAACTTTTGCGATCCTCGCTCAGTTCCACAATTTCTTCAACAGTCTTCCGCACCAGTTCGGGATCGGACGCAGCCGTGGCAAGGTCGCTCTCAATAAACTCACCGCCCCGTTTTTTTACGTTGGTAAGATCGATCTGGTTCAGACCGCCCTTCGATATGACAGGCGACAGGTAGCCCTGCTCCATCAGCATATCGATTGGAATGTCATGGGCAATGCCGTCAAAGATAGCGCCCTTGCCTTTGTGCAAATATCCTGTGTCCAATCTGTAGGGCGTGGCTGTCAGACCCACCACTTTGATCGCGGGGTTGCACACTTTCAAATCGGCAATAAAGCGATTGTATCGTGTCTCAGTGTTCTTGGGCAACATATGCGCCTCATCGATCAAGATCAGGTCTGGCGCAGGAACGATGTCATAGGCGCGTTCCCAGACCGACTGGATGCCTGCGAAGGTAATGGGGCGGTCTAGAACCTTCTGCTTTAGACCCGCACTGTAAACGCCAAAATCAGCCTCTGGATACATTTTCAACAGGCCATTGGCCCCCTGCTCCAAAAGCTCTTTGACGTGGGTGACAATCATCACACGGGTGCCAGCAAATGACATAGCGTCCTTTACGATCTGGGCTATGATAGCCGTCTTGCCTGATCCCGTTGGGGCCACGATCAATGGATTATCCCCCGACTTGCCTGCCCAATAATTGTACAAGCCATCGACAGCTTCTCTTTGATAATCGCGTAATTCAAATGTCATTTTACAATTTTCCCCAGAAAGTCATCAGCATCTTTTTGCGCCTTCAAGATTGTCTCTTGGCTCATAATCGGCACACCTATTTCGTCATTGTCCAAATCGGCTGAGATGTTATCTGCGACATTGTTTGACACGCGATCTTTTATTTTATGCCATTCCAAATTTAACGCAAACATTCCAAGCAGCACTGTAAATATACAGGCCATTTCTTCTTGCTCAATTTCGTCAGGCAAGGTTAAATACAGAGCATTAACGATATCCATCATCTCATCTGGCGTCTTCATTCGAAAAATTCCTTCAACCGTTTGTTGGCATCCAATTTAATCTGATCTTCGTAGGTGTCGTAAGACCATTTTGTTTGAGAGATTTCTGACTCAAGGTAATTAATCATGTGATTGATCGATCCTTGCAGCGCATAGTGATCAACAGCAGGGAGAAGTTGAACGCTTAACAATGGACGCCTTACTAAAAAAATAGCATTTCTTGCGGCATTGAGCGGAAACGTAATATTTGTTATTTCAGTCACTAAACCTCTCCCTCAATTCCTCGCTGTTGTCTTGATTACGAATGACGCCATGTGGGGTCTGATACTCCACGAAATCATCTCCAGCGTCTATGATCTCCCAATCGTCAGGAACCATGAAAGGATTAAACAGGTGACCCCCCGCGCCCTCCTTGCGGCTCCAAGTGCCGTCCCTCTCTGGGGTGCTGTGCGCGTCCGTCCGATCATTAACCTCTGGCAATTCACCGCCGTGGCAAATTGGAATGTAGGAACAAAACCGACAGGCAAACTTGGACGGGTCATGGCTGATTTTAGACGGTGGCTTCTCATCAAAGATAATATTGCTGGCCTTGCTGATCAACATCTCACCCTCGGCCCGATCCCGCTTAATCCGCTCAGAGTAAATTTCATCTGTGTTTTTGTTAACAGCAAAGAAATAGCAACGATCAATGTCAGCTAAGTGCATTCCAACCTGACACTGCGCCCAGTAGATCGGCTTGCTGATCCTGACGCCCTTCATCTTGGTTTGGGCAAACGACTTGTCGTTCATTGTCTTGAACTCCAGCGTGTGCGGCTCTTTGCTCTCTGGAAATCCAATGCCAATGCCGTCTAGGCTCAAAGCAAAGTGACCCCCACAGGCCGTGTAATTAATCTGCTTGCCCGTTTCTGGATCGACCTCCCACACCTCGACACCAATCGCCCGAAGGTTTGCCACAATCCGCTCTTCCTCGCGGTCACCCGTTTCAAACAGGCGCAGCATACGCCCCTCAAAGCTCTGTGAGCTTGCGTGTCGAAACTGATACCACAATGCCCGACTGCACGGGTTGCCTATCTGTGAGCCGCCCAGATGCGCCCTGTGGCCGTTATCGCGGCTGGCCTCGTAGTGTTCATAAATTTTCTGCACTGTGGGCGATGGATTATATTTCTCAAGGTTCATTTAAAACAGTTCCCCTTGATCAATATTGCTAGGCTTCCATGTGATATCACAAAGTTGATAGCTCTGAACGAAGTCAGCAAACTTGGCTTTATGAAATTTTCCTGATGGAGTGATCTGTTTTAAATCTTCGACAGACATACGCATCTGCTCTCCTTCATGCTCAATAATCAATCCACCACCAAGAATTGCATCTTTAAGTTCATAATCTCTGACAGAGACAAATTTACCTAACCAGAGTTTTTTTACGAGTTTACGTTTCATCTTGGCTCCTCTCTATTTGTAAAATGGGGCAGCAAAAGCCGCCCCATCGCAAAACAGATTATCGCTTCCAAGGTGGCGTTGACGATGCCGCTGAAGCCTCCGCAGGGGCCGCTGTGGCAGCGCCGTTAGTTTTGGCACCTGAGTACCCCTTAATCTCATTAGAGGCGCTGTACTGGCCGTCTGCGGCCTTGACTGCCACCTTCACCACCAGAGGCTTGTCGTGCAACTCGCTGCTGTCCTTGGGCGTCATAACGCCTGTGGCGTGGCATATGGCCGACAGAGTGCGCTGTGCTATGTCCACTGCAATTTGGTTCGGATTATTTAAATTCAACCGATCAATCAATTTGCGTCCAGCATACTGGCCCTCAACAATCTCCAGACCAAGCTGAAGATACGAGCCAGTCATAGCTTTGGTGGGCTTCTCTTCGCTCTCAACAATCACTGCCGAATAGTTTCCCGCTGGTAGCGGCTCGTATGTTGCGGCTGGTTCAATAGCCGCTGCGTTAAAACCATTTAGTTCCATGTGAGTTTTCCTTTCACTCTGCTACAAAATCTGCAAATGGGTTGCGGTCAAACGTGAAAGCCAGAGGCTCAGACACGTTAAACCGATTTTTCGTTACGCTCGACGCCTGTGGATGGCAGATGATCTCCCTCTCCCCCGTCGAAATCGCACGTTTCTTGTCGCCGTCACCGCCACGAACAAATGTCTTCAGTCTGATCAAGCCGACCAGATCGACGTTGTCAGTGTAATGTGGCAGTGACTTTTTATGCATCCGCACGGTGTATCGTGCAAAGGCGTCCATATCTGGCAAATCAAGCATCTCAGTATCGGCGTGGCCGATGAAGACTATGTTGAGACCTTTTTCATAAGCGAGTGATCCCGCCCAGTCCCTGATCTGGCGATGCTTCTCAGCCGCCGTGCTATAGCCAGCGCCGTAACCGCCGCCAGCCTGATTAATAGACTTGGCCTTGGGGTCAGCCGCAACAATCTCTGCTTCAATCATCGTGCCAAGCTGAGTGATCGAATCAATCACCAAGGTTTTGTGGTCATGCTTCTGAGTTGCAAGCGCCTCAATCGCGTCCAGCACGTCCTGTGTAGACGTTGCCAGTGGAAAGAGGCTTACGTTGTCATTGCCTGCCAGACTGGCTGTGCCGTCCTCTGTCCTGATGAACACAGGTTTAGGAAACATAGCAGCCAGTGTAGTCTTCCCCATTCCACCTTCGCCAAACAGAGTGCAGATGATAGGCCGCTGGCCTGATGGCTTCGATAGTGTTTTTAGATCAATCGCCATTACTCAATCCTCCATGCTCTGAAACTTTCATCTTCCTGCTGTTGGCAACGCACCTGCATTCCCATGCGCTTGGCTGTATTGCGAATGGATGTGGCTTGCGTCTGGCTCTCAAGCAGAACACTGTCGCCAACTTCCATTTGACGTAGTAAATCCTTCCATCTGCCTGACCTGTCCCGTGAGGGTGCCGTCATTGGCACCCCCTTTTCGATCTTAAACATTACCAGTCCCTCCCAAAAACAAGGCTAAATACCTCGTCCAAAATTTCATCTATGCTGCGGTTCATTTGCAAACTCCAAGTCTGGGTGGTCGCGCCACCGATTTAATTTACGCTCTAGCTTAATCTGTGCTGGGCTTTTGTGGTCACCGTTCATCACAGTGACACACGCTATCGCAGAGATCAGCATCTCTAGCTCGACATCAGTCAGGCGCATTAAAGCACTTCAACCTTAACGCCAACTTTGCCAGCTTTGGTTTCAAAGGCAGGCGCGATTTTGGCCCACAACTTTGGCTCATTAGCGAGCAAATAACGACAGCCAGCGGCATCCGCGCTGATTGTGTGTTTCACTGGCTGCAAATGTTGGGGTATTTTTTTCGATACTTTGTCCCACATGATGGCATCAACTTTACGGCTGACAGGCTGTGTCAGCGTAACTTTGTGGCCGTCCAATTTGTGGGAAATTGACCCCTCGTCTTTGACTTCAAGGGCCGCTGCGATCTGCTCTTCAATCGCGTGGCGCTTTGCGGTCAGCGCCTTTTCTTCTGCCTTAATTGCCAGCCAATCGGCGGCAAGAATATCGACATTGATATTGTCCATTTCGTTCTCCATTTTTCATTCACACTTTTTCTACACGCCGATCTTTACGAAATTTATTTTATGGTGTAAAGCTCTTTTTTGAAATAATGCAAAATTGGAGACCACAATGGACAATATGATACCTCTTGAGACAATAAGAGACGCCCTGCAAGATCGACGTTTGACGGTTGTGGCAGAAAAATCTGGGCTGTCTCACCCCACCGTAAAGGCCGTGGCGACAGGCAATGAACGAATCAGTCTGAACACTTGGAGGAAGTTAAGCGATTATCTCACCGTCTATAAATAAGAAGGTCAAAAAAAATGACAATAAAAGTGGAAGAGTATTGCGAGAAGATGGGTTTTTTCTTGGTCACAATCCCTGCGGGGACAAAAGGCCCAACCCGCTTTGGCTGGCAAAAGCCAGAGCAGGCATTGAGCGATCCAGAAAAGGCGCGTCTGTATTACGAGCAGAACCCCACCCATAATGTGGGGCTGCTTCATGGGGCGTCTGGAACCTGTGCCGTGGACATCGATCATGTCGAGCATACCAAGCTCATCTTTGAAGAACTGGGCATCGATTTCAGTGAGCTAATGCAGTCGGCACCCCAGATTATTGGGCGCGAAAATCGAGGCAAGCTGATCTTCAAGGCACCGCCCGATTTAATCACCCACAAAATATCGTGGCCTGTCGAGGGCGATCCCAGAAAAACAGAGGTGGTCTTTGAACTACGCGCTGGGGCCGTGCAGGATGTCCTGCCGCCATCAATTCACCCAGATACGGGCCGTCCCTACGAGTGGGCTGGTCGTTCAATATTCGATGGCCTGCCAGACCTACCGCCGCAGCTTCTTACAATCTGGCGCGAGTGGGATAAGTTTCGGCCACAGATGCAAGCCATCTGCCCGTGGCGGCGTGAGCCAGAATTTCAGCCCCCCCGCAGGCCAAGGCCAAAAGGTGACGGCACCAGCGTCATCGACGCCTTTAATGAGGCGCACGATATGCACGGCCTGTTAAAACAGTACGGCTACAAGCAGACCGCAAAGGATCGCTTTCTATCACCCAACAGCACATCCAAACTGGCGGGGGTAAAGGTCTTTGATGATGGTCGCGCATATAGCCACCATGCGTCTGACCCGTTTGATTCGGCCCACAGCTTCGATTGCTTTGAGTTGTGGTGCCAGTACGAACATATGGGCAACGTCACCAAAGCGGTCAAAGACGCCGCTGCGTTCTTAAACGTGACCAACAATCCAGACCATGAATATGATGAAGAGGCAATCAAGCACGGCGCAAAAGTGGCGGCATCAATTATGTCCACGCCTGCGGCCAAGACAGAGCCGTTGGGAAATATCCCAGATCACCTGTTGTCAGTGCCGGGCGTTCTGCAAGACGTGGTCAATTATTATTCTGTCACCGCTATCAAGCCGCAACCCCAGTTTGCCGTCCAAGCGGCCATCGCCTTTGGCTCGACAGTGATGGGCAGGCGCTGGGTGACAAACCAGCGGAACTTCTCCAGTCTGTATCTGCTAAATATCGGTGAGACTGGATCGGGCAAAGAACACAGCAAGACCGTACTGGAGCGGCTGCTTGAAGAGGCAGGGCTGGATGAATTGATAGGGCCAGCAGGCTACACCAGTGGGGCAGGGGTGATGTCCACCCTGACCAAGAAACCAGTTCACGTATCTGTGATCGATGAGATGGGCCGTATGCTCAAGTCAGCAGCGGCCACGGGAATGCAACACAAGGCCGATGCCCTGACATCCATCATGGAATGCTTCGGGCGTACAGACGGCGTCATGCGGCAGGCTGGATACGCAACCAATACAATGAAGGCCAGCGAGGCCGAAAAGCTGGAGAAGGTGGTCAGGCGTCCTTCCCTGACGCTGGTGGGGATGTCCACGCCGTCAGAATTTATGAAGGCAATCGGAGGTGGCGATGTGGCTTCTGGTCTTCTGAACAGGTTCTTGATCGTAAAGACAGATATCGGCGTTCAGCTATCGCAGGAAATCACAACGTCCACAATTTCAGAGCGGCTGAAGTCTTGGGCCAGCGATCACGCTAACGCAGTTAACGGGACGCTAGACCCCGGCTCC